GTGTAGGAGCTGTTCCACCTACCCAAACAACAGGAACTGATGTCCAAGTAACAGTAGATGCTGAACCATCATTAATCATCAAAGTCATTGACTCGCCTTGAGTCCAAGTTCCTTGAGTTGGAGTAGAGTTACCAGATAAAGTCCAAGTCTGAATAGTTCCGTTTGACGGGCTTAGTGCTGGTGTAGTTCCAGATACAGCAAATACTTCCTCACGAATATAACCATCCATGATTAAGTTTGTAATTGTTTTATTGCTTAGTGTCTGTGTATCGGATGTCCCAACAACATCACCAGTAGGAGCTGTTTTCCCAGCCCATGTTGTTAAATCAGCATCATAAGCCTGAACATCTGTGCCAATGGCTAGACCTAATGATGCTCTTAAAGTAGATCCTGATTCAGCAACAAAGTTAGTGCCATTGCCAATAATTACAGCATTATCGGTAGGTGTTAGTCCAGCAATATCCGCTAACTGAGCATCATAGGCTTGGACATCTGTACCAATCGCTAGTCCTAAATTAGTTCTTGCTCCTGAAGCTGTTGTTGATCCTGTGCCACCACCACCTACAGCCAAAGAATCACCAGAGCTACCTGCATACCAATCTTTTAAATCAGACATCAATTGACGAATAGCATTGTTAATACCTGATGGAGCACACCCCTCTGCAATATTAATACTATTTATGTCAGTATTATTGTCTGGGTTTGCATCAAACTCTGAGATTTTGGTTTTTGCCATGATTATTCCTTAGTTAATTATTCTGCGCCTTCGTCAAGAGCATCAATTAATCTCTGCAATTCTACAGCACCTGTAGCTAATTGTTTTTGATTTTTTCCTGCTTTTGCCATATTTTCTAAAATCTTAATACCGTCTGGGCTAGTAATAGCTTTTGCAACATTCTCATAATCTTTTCTATAGAAAATAGTTTGATAAGCATTACCTAGTGCCTCTAATGGGTTCTTTGTAGCCTTTGAAATTGTCGAAACAGATTCAGCAGCAATCATGCCTTTTTCAGCAGTTGGTGATCCAGCAGGCAATCTGCGACCTTGAGCTTCTAAAATGTCAATTAGATTATTTAAACCTTGTGCAGCCTTGTCTCCTGATTGACCATAAACCTCTTTAAAAGCAGCCCTTAAATTTTCTTTTTGTGTTGTGTTTTTAACAATGGTGTTAGCAAACTTAGCACCTGTAGTTCCAGCAGCTCTTGATGCTTGACTCTCTACCTGCTCTAATGATGACCTCATATACTGAGTTAAAAAGTCCTTTGGCAATGCTGCATCAGCTTGAGCTAATGACTTCATTGTCATAGTAACCTTTTGTGGTGTTAAGTTCACAGCAGCAGGGTTTTTAGCAAATACTTCTGCAAACTGGATAGAAACTTCATTGTCTTTTGCAATTTTAGAAATAGGACTTTCTTGAACTGGAGCAACAATTTTTTCTTTAGCTTGGAAGTAGCTCTCTCTAGCTGTTTTATAGTCAGGAATTTGATTATCAGCTTTTTCTAATAACTTCTTGCGAGCTTCGTTATAAGCCCTCATTTCTCCTGTAACAGCTCCACCAGCTTGTCCAGCCAACATATCATACTTATCACTTAAATACTGTCTCATGGCTTCTACTCTAGCAATAGAGTTTCCTTTGTAGCCTTTTAGCAAATCTTGATAAGCTGCCACATTATCAACAGCTCTAGATGCTTCTGAAATAACAGCACTTTCATTCTCAAGATTTTTCATCCAAGAAGGTGGAATTGCTTTAGATTTAACTGCCTCAAAAGATTGAGCAGCAGGTGAAGTGCTTAGCTCTGTCTGAGTTCTAGCCATTGTTTTTTCGGCTGCTCTTTGAGCCTCAGTACCAAGTCTTTCTCTACCAGTTTGTGGGAACATTCTTTGCAATGTGGACAATGTTTCTTCACCACGACTACCCATGAACTCAGCCATTAAAGGCGCAGATGCAGGGTTAGCTTCTAGTTGTCTTTGTAATGCAGGTAGGTTTGTTCTACCACCTGTTGTTTGCTGGATAGCCTCTACAGATGTAATTGGCATTTGTTGTCTTGATGCCATCTGTTGCAATCTTTCCGCAGAAGATAACTCTTGAGG